GATTGATTCCGTGTACTGACGGGCATCGATCTCGGTGATGGCTTCCTCAATCGCGGATTTCGGATGAAGCGTTTCGGATTTCGATTCGGACTGCGCATAGTTCACGCTGTGAAACAGCTCGTGCGTCAGTGTGTGGAATGCTTCGTACTCGGATTCGAACTCCACTTTGCCACGATCGATCGCCCGCCAAATCGCCAAGTGCTGATCCGTGCGCAACTTCACGTCGCCCGTAGAAGAACACGAACCGAGCCAGCCTTCGTTTTCTAGTTTGTCTCGGGCCTCGTACGTCTCCAACCCGTTGCCGTCTCCGTGAAACGTCGTCCGCAATTCGTGAGACAAAACCCTTGCCCCCGCAGTCACGGCCATCGTGCTTGCGTTAATTGCGGGCTGCGCCTCAAAAGGAATAGTCGCACGACGGGAAATATCCGACAGAGACGTGAATTCAGGATGATCTGTTCGAACCCATCGCTCGGCTTTTTGCACTTCCTCTTTCGCTGCCTTCAGTTTCTCTTGAATCCCGAATCGAACGGAGGAATCCACCTCAAATTTAGGCGCTTTGGGGTGTCCCGTCGCTTTCGGTCCAACGTCTAAACGCGGCACCCCCGCCTTACCAAGTTCCGCCTCATCTCTATCCCCCCGCACCCAATAGTGTTGCGTGTGCGTGCGTCCGCCGCGCGTGACCTCTTTCTCGACTTGCACGAGAGCCGAGAGCTTTTGCGGCGAGATCCTCACACACTAGCCCTTCTCGCGGTCTTCCTCGTGAATGTCGTCGTGGCAAGACGCGCAAATGGTGGCGATTGCGTTCGGGTCGTTGCTCTTGCCCTTCTTGGCGAGCCACTTCGACGCGGGGTTTTCGAGGTGACCCTTGTGGTGCACACTCAGCATTTCTTGCTTGCCGCACTTTTTGCACTTGAATTCGTCGCGGCGCATGACCCCGAGAACGAGAGACGGGCTCAATCCGCCCTTGCCACCGGTGGCCAGCGTCGCGCCGGCAGCCTTGGCTTCGCGCTGCAACTTCTTGAGAGCCTTGCTCTCATCCGGATGCAGCGGCTTCTCTTCGTTCTCGTCGGGCTTTTGCGTCTTCAGCTTGACCCACTTCGCAAGGTTCTCACTCACGGTTTCACCAACGCCCCCGGAACCAAAACCTGTTCGTTGATCGGCTTCGGCCCGTAATCGAATTCGCACAACACCCACGACGGCTTCTTGCTCATGGCTTTCGCCAGGTCTTTCTTGCACCGCGCGCACGCGAACGCGGTACCGATGCGAACGAACTTTCCATACTTGAATTCAACCATCGGGATCTGCCCGCCATTCGAGTGCGCCATCTTCACGAGAAGCTCGGGGCACTGATCGTTCAGCTCTTTGAACGGCGCGAACGAGATCGCGCGCACGACGGCCGGCGCACCGCACGGGCAGCGCGCACTGTTCCAAGCGAGCCTCTGGTGAGTCTCCAACGGCGTCTCTTTGCCGTCGGCGAACTTTTTGATGTGAATGGTTTCCGGTTTCTTGATAGCTTCGTCTGCCATTGTGTTCTCCCTCGCTTATGGGGCCCATTCGCCCTCGGATTCTTGGTACTCTTCCTCTCGCGGCGGCAACGGGCCGGACAAATCTTGTCCACGACCACGAGCGATTTGCCGCCAGTGGGCCTCTTCGAACATGGATTGAAATGGAGAGGCAGAGTCTTTCGCCTTGGCATCTTCGATGTCATTAGGGTTGATCTGAAACTCCCCCTTCGTCAGCACAATGACCTCTTTCTCGCCTTGGTGCATGACCTCCGACCCAAGACGATACGACGCCAAGATCGACGACTTCGGCACCGTCATTTTCATCACAACGCCGTCGTCGCCCGCAAATCCCCTGGCCTTGTTCACGTCTTCAGAAAACGAGCACATCACTCCTGTTTCGACTTTGACCAAATTCTCCTCGTAGGCAACCGGAAGAGGGGTGTCTTTGGGGAACAGCTCCGCTTGATCTAGAGCGCCGCTCTTGGCTACGGCGTCGATCGCCGCCTCTCGAATGTCTTTCGCGTACTCTCCTTTGATGCCGCGATAGAGCGTGACCGTGTCTTCGTCGTAGAGAGACTGCGACACCGCCGCGAGAGCGTACACGGCTTCAATGTCCTCGTCCGTGTAGCGCATGAATTCGTTGTCGACGCGCTTCACGTACTCGTCGCGGTCGGCTTCGGCGGCTTCGTCCGCCTTCAACTTCGCATCTTCGGTCTTCCCTTGCGTCTCCAGCTCGTACGAGACGCGCTCGTTGATCATGTCGTTGGCTTGCTTGCGCAGCTCGGGACTCGTGCTTCGACGAAGCTCGAAAATCTCCTTGGCGTTCTCTGCCGCGTCTTCGTCTTCACTCACCGATTCGTCGGAGAGAGTTTTCATCACCTCGTCGCGCATGTCGGCGTACGCTTCGCGTTGAAACTGGCCGCGATACTCCGCAATCGACGAAGACATATAGTGCTTGTCGTAGTGGTGCGTCGCGTTCTCGGCCAAGAGATCGCGCTCTTGCTGCACGGCTTTGTCCCACTCTTCACCGTCGAGATCCTCGAATGCGATCGTCGTGGCGAGAGAGCGCAGCTTGGCGGTGCCTTCCTCACCAGGGGAAGAAACCCAATCGTCGAGCATAGTCTTGGCGGTTTTCGTTCCTGAAGACGCCTCGGACAACATTTCCTTGCTCAAAGCGTCTTTCGTCGAAGCCAACTCCGTTGGAGTCAGTGTTTGCTCTCGGCGGCTTTGCGGCCACGTAGCGACCACTTCAGCAGAAAACCCCGCCTCTACCAATTTGTCTAGTAGCCGTTGACGATAACGGGTCGACCACTGCTCCGATCCTTCCCCCGTTGTGGACCCCAATGCTCGATTCAACGCCGCCGTCGCGCCGCTCTTCTCGAACGTCTCGCGCAGCTCCCGAGCGCGCACCCAATAGGTCTGCTCGTACGACGTGCCCATTCGGGTAACGGCGCGCTTCACGGGGATCAGGTCTTCGCGCGGCACGGGCTACTCCTCTTTTTTGTCGAGATCGTCGCGCAAATCGGCGAATCGGCCGAACCCGATGCGAATACCGCGTCCGGTGCGCAGCGTGCCGATCGCCGTCGGCTTCGTGCGCCGCGCCTTCGTCAACTGTTGCGTCGCCACCGGCTTCTCGACCGCCGAGAACGCCTCAAGCTGTTTCGGGTCGATTGGCATAGTCGGGCTCTCCGTAAATCGCCGCCACCTGCGGCCAAGTCAAAGCGGCGGCACCGTGGCCGACGCGGATTGCGAGATCGTCGAGAAACAGATCCGCCATGGGCTTGCCCTGCTTCCCGTCGTCAACGGCGTCGAAGATACCAGGAAGCTCGGCGTTTGCGAAGTCTATCATTTGCCGATAGCGGGCGAGGTGCAGCTCTTTCGACTTCTCCCACGCCGATCGATTGATTCGGACGACGCCGACGCGCACGAGCGGGTCGAGATTCGGATCCTCCCAAAGCGATCGATTGGCTCGGGCAGAGTACAGGATCAGGCGGTGCCCGGCACGCTTCAACGCACGCAAGCCCTCTTTGGCACCAGGCAACAAACGCAACGGCGTGTCGAGATCGTCGTACGCGCGGGCACTGCTCACCACGGTGCCGTCGAGGTCGATGGCGATGTGCATTGCTACCCTCGGCGTTTCTTCTTTGCCTTCACTTCGAACGCCGTCGGCGGAAGGTTTTCCAGAACCTTCTCGGGTGCCGTCTCCTGCTTCACGGCCACGCAAATCTCGCCGTCCTTCACCACTTCGCCCTCGGCCGTGAGGATGCCGACTTCGAGGGTGTCGTCGCCGCGCTTGGGCATCGGCGGCAACTCGGAAAGAACCGTCGCGGGCTTCTCCGTGGACGCCGCCGGCGCCAGAGTGCGAACGACAGCGAGAAAGAGCGCGTCCTTGATCCGCTGTTCAGTCGACAGCTCTTCGTACGGCACCAGGCACGGGTGTTCCAACACCTCGGGCCGCTTCTCGGGCCCGTACTTCCACCCGGCCTTGCGCTTGTGCTCGGCCCACTCTTCGTGAGACTTGGCCGGCGTGCGCGCCGGGTCGGCGATCGCCGCCTTCACCCCGGCGACGGCGCTATCTTTCTGCCACGGTGGCGCCATGTCCCACGTCGCGTGCGAGTGATCGCCGATCGTCGAGCAGTAGGCGCGATTCGCCTCGTGACAAACCCGCGCAATTTTCTCTTCCGATGTCTCCGCGTGTGCCATTGCCTCACCTCACAGTTTTCACGGCGTACCCGGTTGCCACCACGAGAGCGATGGTCACGGTCACGGACGCCAACGAAACGAATATCGGCGACTCGTACCACTTCGGCTTCACATCTTCAGCGGCTTTCTTGTACGCCGCCTCTCGCATCTTCGCCGCGTCGTTGTCGATGCCGCGCAACCTCTTCTCCCAGTCGAGATCCGCCTTAGCGAGCTGCACGGCACGAGTTACCTCGATGCCAGTCACGGTCGCGCACGCGTTCGCCCTCTGGCCGAGATTGATGGCGAGCGGCACCGTCAAAATCTGGCCGTCGAACGGCGCCGCCTGGCCCTTCACCAAGGGGGCGCTGCACAACGCTCCGTCGCACACCGGCAGCTTCGCCGCCGCAGACGGATCAGACGTTTCCGCCGCCAGCGCGGACCAGGAACTTTGCGAGATCAACAGGGCTGGCAGCCAAAGCCACCGCCTGTTGCTTCTGCTCTTCGCTGAGTGCGGCGAGCTGCGCCTTGTACTTGGATTCGACTTCTGCTTTCGCTTGCGCGGTTCCACGTTCCGCCTCCAATTTCCGAATCTCGGCGCCGGCGTTGATGGCGTCGACCTCTCGGCGCACGGTCTCGAACGGGTTGCCCGCCGAGCGCCGGCCGAGAGCCCACGCCAGAACGATGAAGATCACGAATACCGGAAGGTACCAGTGATCCTTGAGCCACAAAAGAAAGGTCACGCCGCACCGCCGCCGGCGTTGTCTTTCAGTGCCGCCACCACGTCGGCGGCTTTCGACCCGACGATCTTCAAGCCGGACAGGCCGAGCAAGGCGCACAGCGTGTAGAATTCCTGCGGTGCCACGTCGAGCATCGCCTTCGTCGCGGTCGCCACGTCTGCGGCCGTCGGCGCCGCCGCCATGACGGCGCGACTCCACACGAACATGCAGTGACCGAACACAATCCACGTGATCATGCGGGTCATGGAGACGACCCACACGGCTTTGCCGTCGCCGTCTTCGTCTTTCATCTCCATGAAAAGCCCGCCGAACAACTGCAAGAGCTTCTGCGCCACGCCGCCATAGGTTTTCTTCGCCACGTCCGCCATCGTCTTCAGTGCCTCACTCATGACATCCTCCTGTTAGTTTGACCACTCTCTCACTCTTCGGAATCGTACGGGCTCGACATCGGGCGTCCCGGCATTGGTCTGCCGAACGTCTGGCGGCCCGGCATCGGTCTGCCAGGCATCGAACCGCCGCCGAGCATCTGCAACGTCTGATCGGCCGTCGCCCCGCTCGCCTTCTGTTGCTCGGATTTGATGCGCTTGATCATAGCGTCGACGTCGCCGACCTTGAAGTATTCGGCCACGAACTTGATCGCGTGCTCCAAATCGACGAGACCGCCGGCGCTCGCGGCGACCGCCGACCGCGTCGCCAGCTCGACGTCGGCGAGAAGCGGCTCGAAGTATTTCGGCCATTGCAACTTGAAGACGCCGCCGGGCCCGAGCTTCTGCGGCTCCGTTTTCGTCTCGCCGTTTTCGTCGTCGACCACTCTCGGCGGCAACAGGATCTCGAACTTCTCGATGACTCCCTCTTCGGCGTTGATCTTCCCCTCTTGCAAGAGGCGAACAGCCTTGATCATCATCATGATGAGCGGCTTCAGTCCCTTCTCGCCGTATTGCTCTCGAAGAACGTCCGCCTTCGAGATCATGGAAGAGTACGCGCGTTCGATCTCGGTCGCGGTGCGCTGGCTCATGTCCGGATGTTCGAGCACGCATTGCGCCACTTCGAGCGCTTGGCTTCGGAACTTGTCGGCCAACTCGATCGCAGACTTGGCGCCGGAGCCCTGCAACTCCATGTAGTGTGCGTCACCCTTCGACAACTTGATCGCGTTGTCGCTGCCCTTCTTGATCTCGGGCATTTCGTCTTCGGTCACGACCACGAGCGTCGGATCGCAGTTGCTAATCGTGCCGAGGTTCGCCTGCGACTGCAACGAATCGATCGATTCGGCAGTGTCATAGATGCCGAGAACGTCCGAGTCGCCGTCGATGTCGTCCTGCACCGGCAGATTTTGGATCCACACCACGGGGCAGAATCCGAACCCGTGCACGGTCTCCTTGTCGACCTCCCACTGCGGCTCGTTGCCGTCGCCCACGGGGGCGGGCTTGAAGAGAACGTCGCGCTCCGTGTCGATCACGCGCCGGTACCACATGGCGATCTCTTCGTACTCGCCAGTGACTTCGTCGCGCTGTTCGACGACGTACATATACCGCTTCTCGATCGAATTCAGGATCAGCTTGGTGCGATCCTTGAAGTCCGGAATGCACCAGCGTGGATCGTGCACCTCGACCTCGGGCACACCCTCGACGAATTCGAACCCGATGGCGACCGTGCCCATGGCGCCGCCGTACTGCCGCGCCTGAATCATGTTCGGCCACAGCCGCGACGCCTCGATGAGCGCTCCGACGTAGTTCTCCGTATCGGAATCGCCCTCGACTCGCATGAACGGGTGATGGCGCTCGCTGAAAAGCAACTCGGTGAAGCGGTCGACGATCACCTTGACCAACGCGTACGGCGCCGTCGGCTTGCGGAACTTGATCGGCAGGTTGGCTCCGGCGTCGTAGAACCCCGGAGGGATGAAGCCGGCGGTCGAAATCGACTCCTGAGAAAGCGCGTCGACGACTTCGTGCCCGTTCCAATCCACGCGCCGCGTGGCGTAGTTCTCGCAGCGATACCATGCCCACAAACGATTGAGCATTTGCTGCCTCGGGCTCATGCCGAGGCGCGCGATCTTCTGCATCGCGCTCGCAATCGTCTCCGTTTGCTTGGCGCCGCCGCTCTTGTAGAGCTTGTCGGCAAGAGCACTCAGCATGCGCTTGACGCCGCGTGGTTCTACTCTCGTTGCGCTACTCATGTTCGCCGCCCTACTTCGAAGACATCATCTGAATCAAAATCGACGTGCCGGCGAAGAGGGCGCCCGCGAGCGCGCCCCACAAACCGGCCTTGACGTTCAACCGCGCCAGATCCTCTTTCACCGTCGAGAACTTGTCGACCACTTCGGATCGAAAATCGGACACGTCGCGGCGAATCTCCTGATTGTCGTGGCGCAGCTCGCGGATCTGCGAGAGCACGAGTTTCTTGTACTCATCCCAATCACCTCCGTTCCCGTCGCCGCCGTTGTCATCTTCAGAATCTTCGCCGCGATATGCCACCATGGGCTACTCCGCTTTTTTGGGCACGACTCCCTGCCGGAAAATTGCCCGGTCGCCGAGAGCGTCGGCCATTCTCGCCAATTCCATTGCGCGCAACGCCGCGTCGAGACACTTCAAAGCCGCGTCCGGCTTCGGCGGGTCGTAGTGCACGACGTGCTCGCCCTTCTTGTCTTTTTGGATGTTCGGTTTTCCGGTCATGAGAGCCAGGCCCGAAAACTCCCGAGCTACCTGCATGAAGCTCGTCACGAGATCCTTGGCTAGAACCGAGTTGCGGGTCTCGATCTGGCCCGTGACTTTCGCCGCCGCAGCCGGGTTCGCAAAAATCGCTTCGTCCGGGTCCACAGCTTCCGGAGCTTTCGCCCCGCCGTTGCCAGCTTTGATCGCAGCGTCATGATCCAATGCTTCCTTCAACTGCTCTTCGTTCATCTCTGACATTTTGTTCTCCTCCGAATGCTCTCCGGGTGTACCACGTTTTCAATGCGCGAGTCACCTAGCGAGCGTTGTTTATCCTTCCGACCCACGCTCTCTTTTTGGCGCGGCCGACACCCTCGCGGGCAAACCACGAAGCCATGAGACGGTCGCCCGTGTGCGCCGCCGGCGAGTAGTAGAGCATCTCTTGGATCCACATCGACACTTGTTTGTGAATATGGCCATCTTTGCACGGGATGATCCACTTGCCATTCGCCATCTCGACGGCGAGAGACTCGATGCCGAATTCCGGGTTGGCCTTGTTGCGCCCCGTCGTGAACGGCTGCACCGTCACCGCGCTCTCGCTGCGCGCGAATTGCAGGATGTATTCTTGCGCCGCGTTGTTCTCCACGTACATCACCGATCCGAATCGTCGGTGCGTGTCGACCAACTTGTCGACGATCTCGGGCCCGCTGTACTTCCCGCCATCGATCCACAACAATTCGCGGTCCCCGTTCGGGTACACCAAGATCGTGAAGAAAATGGTGTCGCCCGAAATCTTCTTGCGCGACACCGCCAAGTCGACCCCTGTGATGGTGCGGCAACCCGGCGGCACGGATTCGAGACTCGGTCTCGGTTCCCGATCGGATCCTCGCGCCAGACACAGATCGATCCATTCCTTCTTGAACCGAGCTTCGGCGTCGTCTCTGGCGACGCACATCATCTGTCGCGCGAATTCGAGAGGGCCAAGCTCGATGCGCTTGGCCTCGATGCGCGATTCCGGCCAACGCTCGGGCCAACGGATCTCGTTCGTGTCCGGATCGATTACCGGGTACCGAAACGCCGCCCACCCTCCGGTGCGCGCGAGGCGGTGCAAGAAATCCTCGGGATGATAGGCGGTTCCGATCACGATCACCCGAGCGTCCGCCGTCAGACGTCCCGACAACGTCGCGTGGTA